ATGCAAATACCATTAGCGCATCAAAGAACCTACGCACTAGAAAGATATTATTATGAGTTTATTGAACGGATGGGCCCAGCTCACCTACTATACGATCAATTTGTTAGGACCATGGATAACACTGGAAAACCATTTTTTACCGTTCCTTCAAGCTATTCAAAATATTCTGAGGTGCTAGCTTTTGTTTTTAAGAAGGACGGGGACAATTATCTCTTTGATCATGTCAGAACACAAGATAAGATACTTATGAAGTACGATCCTAATGAAAAATATAGACCTGGCGGGAACTGAAATGAATCTTATTACTCAATACGAGCAAGGGTTCCTATCTCTATCTGAGTTTATAAATGAATTTCCGAACTCGATTTCTGAATCTCAGGAAGCTTTATACGGCTCAAAATGTGTCGAGTTTTATGTCGCTGTCGCATTAGGCAAAACGGATTATCGCTATTATGTACAAGCTTATGGAGGCGATTGTTATGAAATCGATGAAAGGCTATGTATCGAAGATACGTGTATTGAAGATGAGCAAGACCCCTTTGGTGCGGTTCTCGCTTGATGGAGTGAATTGTTTGATTGCTGCGCATAGTTTAAGCTTCTTAGCCGATGTGGATGAGGGAATGCAGATTGTGGTTGCTGGTGAGTATAACCAGCGGAAACAGTTTGTTGTGAAAAAATATAGTGTTCTTGGCAAAACGAAGATTATGATTGAATTTGAAGCAATGAATGTTCGCTAAGCGTATTACTTTTCCTATTAAGTAAATTACTATATGATTATTATGATGACGGAACATAGTTCCACTTGCACGGCATATGAGAATATGCTGTGCTATTTTTTTACAAAACAAACAACCACTCCCGGGGAGGAGTGGCACAATTAGATGAAAAAGTTTTTAAAAGGTAAATTAATTATATTAGCTATTTCCAAATCGTTCAAACCATTTGCTCAAAAATAACCCACCCTCAAGGAGAGTGGGCCTGAAAAAAGATATAAAATGAAATAGCCCCGGTCAAGGCTATGATTTCATTCTACAAGAACATAGTTTTTATTTCAACAAAAAGTCCACCCTATTCTGCCTAGAGTGGACCAAAAGAAAAGTAAACATATGAAAAATTGGATTGGTTGGTATGATTCTACATTACATCCATTATTAATTAAATTCAACAAATTTATGACGATTTTCTAATCAATAATATCTATTACATTGAAACAATGCTAAAATAAAAAAATCGAAGAGTACTAGGCACACTTCCCCAAGCATTACCGCCTAATACTCCTCGTAGAGTATTGCACGCACCTACTAATCTATAGGATAAACTTAGTTAGCGCAAGTAAAACGAATATGATCTATGTAGAAGCCCGCCGAAGCGGGCTATGTATTTATAAAAACCAACCATCTCCATAGAGGAGTAACTTAATTAAATAAAAAATTTTTTTTAATGAATATTGTTTTTCAGATTTCACGCTGGTCAAAAAAAGCTGTATACTTCTCCAAAAGTTTAAAATCCTGCTCAAGATTTTTCCTAATTATTATCTGATCTCCCAAAAAAGACTTTCGAGATGTACGTGCTACCTTATGATAAACATCATTTTTGATTAAATAGTCCAATTCCTTATTAATTGTCTCGAGGTTGCTTTGATCAGACAATGACTGAAAGTATCGTATTGCATTGTACTCCAGGTGTTTTGCACTATTAATTACTTTTCTATAATGTAATTTATCAACTTTCATAGAATCACCTCTAATACAAATCTAACGTAAAATTAATCTTTTATCAAATTTTTAGTTTTGATAAAATAATAATTCCATAAATATGATAATAGTTATGACCAAATTATAAAATAATTTCGGAAGATAAGTAGATAAATTAGACGACTTTCTGAACAATAATATCTATTAAGTAAGAACAATGATAAAATAAATACGAAGAGTACTGGTCGCAGTCCAGAAAACTTCCCCAAGTTTCTGCCTAACGCTCTTTTTTGTGCATGTTGCACTATATAATAATATTTTAAAGTAAACTTTTTTCAAGTGATTGTTTGAGGGAGGAATTTAATATGACTAAAAAGCAAACTATAATATTTATCTCAAAAATGCTCTTGTATTATGTCTTAATTATTTTGTTTGTTTCTTTAATTTCTGGTAATTTTACTTTCTCGCACTTTCTATTCAACGATATATTAAGTCCAAAATCGTTCATTGTACTTTTTGGAATTTTTCTATTTTATAATGAAAAAAAGAAAAACTTTTAACGTAATTCAGGCAGAAGTTGATTCCCCTCTATAATTTATCTGAGTTTATGTACAAGCCCGCCGAAGCGGGCTATTCATTTTAAAAATACCACTCCCATTACGGAGTGGTATTTTTGTGATTGGGATATACTAAACGATTAACTTGAAACGTCATTTTTGAACATCAGTTTCATAGATCCATCCAGAAATACCCTCAAGCTTATACTTACGATAACTAGTACCTGTACCAACATTCACTGGTGCAATATCTATTGTATCGACTTTTTTCACACTTTTTGATTTCTGATCAGATGTCAATAGTGTTCCTTCTACTGTTCTCTGTGCTGCTGCTTTGAATTTGACAATTTCCCCATTAGAAATATAGGTAGTTGTTGGAGACCACTTCTCCAAATCACGTTCTAAGGTCCAGTGATTAATAATTGTAGGTGTTTGAACCTGTTTTACAAACACTAAGTTATGCTCACCATTTCGGCCGGTGTCGTCATACTTAACACCCGTTACTTTTCCAGCAAGTTTCTTGTCGTTATCACTAATTAAGTCACCATTAAAGTAATGAGTAGCATTGTTTTTGATATAAACAACGTCATCCACTTTGTACTTAAATGGAGGATTAGCGCCTTTTAATCGGTAAAAGTATACTGGCAATCCACTATAATCTCCCATCCAATTTGTAGCTGGCGTCGTTACGATTCCATTTTTCCCGCCTCCTAAGGTACAATGAATAATATTTGTACTATCCACAAAAACCCCAGTGTGTCCATCCGAACCGCCAGAGTTTCCCTTGTACCCTGCAACAAAAATGTCCCCCCGTTTCACTTCAGAACGAGTAATCGAAGTAAGCAATTTACCTTCTAGCGCAAAAAGTGAATCTGTATTTCCAATCCCTGTTCCAGAAGGTAAGAAACCTCCCGCAATCAATGAGAAATACACAGCCGAACTACAGTCATAACTATTTGGTCCTAAACGTGAATTCATTGAATAAGTTACTTTACCTTCTCGATCCTTAAACCATTTGATCATATTTTCAATACTAGCCATTTTTAATTTCCCCTCTCTTTTAACCATGCGTCCATGGTGAACGTACGTCCTTAAGTAAAGGATAAACCATGTTAGGTATTGAAAGAGGTCAAACCGATAACCAGCCTAATCTTTTTGCGATTTCATTAATAAATTCTGCATCTCTTCTCTTTATAGTAGATTCGCTTAGGAAAGTTTCCGCAGCTACAATCGCTATACATTTCTTAGAATGGCCGTTGTAATACTTCACATAAAATATATCTCTAACATCAAGTGTTGAATCTTCTAGAACACCATTGACCACTCTTAAAAATGATTTGTAAAACAAAATTTGATTCATTGTCCAACTTGGATTTTCTTCACCTAATGGGTACTCCATATAAGGATTTCTATCAGTTGCAATAATATCCGAGAACTCTCTAAACGTTTTTTCGATTTTTTTATATTGCCATAATATACTGCGAATGTGTGCCCTAGTTTCATTAGTCATGCTAACAACTCCTATCAATGGTTTACAATTATTTACGAAATTGTTTTAAGGTAATTTGTTGTTGTTCAATGCTTTCTGTAGTGCAGAAACCATGCTCGAAACAGGACTAATAACACCGTCTGGCATAGTACCCAATCGTTTTTGGAATGATTTGATAGTCGCTTGGCCCATTAGACCATCTTGTGTTACACCCAAATACTTTTGCAATGCCACAACAACATTTGATCCAATCAAAGAACTATCGAATTGAGCAGCATAAACGTTCTGATTAAATTTTTGCTTGTATTGGTGGCTTATAATGCCATCTTTGCCAGCAGTATCAAAGTATTCTTGCAAGCGTCTCGCCGTAGCATTGCCGAATTGCCCATCGATTGCTAATTGAATCATCTGTGGATTGTTTTCGGTAGGTTTAACATCACCGGATGCAACAATTCGATAAAAATGATGCGTTAACCGGGTACTCATGTATGAATCATGACTATCAGTATGGATTCCGTTCCAATAATACGAACAATGAATGAAACTCTTATTGCTTAGGAAAAGACCTGTATGCCCACCTGACCCATTAGACTGACCAGGAGTACCAGCAACGAAGATATCTCCTCGTTTCACTTCCGATCGGCTGATTTTTTTCAGTTTAGTACCTGACATTGCAAATAATGTTTCTGTGTTTCCCATCGATTCGCTAGGTAAGAACCCGCCAGCTATCATGGAAAAGAACACTGCAGAAGAACAGTCATAGCTTTTAGGACCTAAGCGACTTGTCATTGAGTAGGTTACTTTACCTTCACGATCAGTCATCCATTTAATCATTTGTTCAATATCCATTTTGATCATCCTTTCAATTTAAAAGAGTAGCTAACAGCTACTCCTTCTTGTCGGTAAACTCCTGTCCATCACCATAATCTGGTTTTTGTTCATCTTGATACTGGCTGCTAGCGATATTCAAGAACACACCAGCTAAAGTTGCAGCAGCCGTGATCGTTCCAACAATGATTTCTGTTGAGAATCCATATAAACCACCTAGAGTTACGATAAATGCCGTGACACCCGGCACGCCAACGGTTAAAACTTTTTTAGCTAAATCATACTGTTTATTCGTTAATTTCATGATAGTTCCTCCTAATGTTCATCTATTTCTTTTTGTTGCAAAATACCTTCATCACGTACATTCAAATTAGATACCTTAGCACGCAATGTGTCGCCAGTTCCATTTCCGCCTAGATTCTTATAGGCTTCAAATAGATAATCAAAGTTGTTCAACTCGCCAACAGTGATATACCCACGCTTGATATACTCATCCGCTTTATTCCATATTTGATTATGGAGTGAAGCCTTCTCAGCTTTGACGATTTTCTGGCTTCTGACCTCAGCCATCGCCTGATAATCCTCTACATTTTTAAGGCGTTTATCTTGTTCCGTATTTGCCGTTTCTAAGGCGGTGATTGTTTGTTCCCTAAGATCGTTCTCGGCCCTTTTGGCTTTAACTAGTTTAGTGACCCATGTACCAACTCGCCAAAGGGTAGCCAATAATCCACTACCAAATAGCGCTGCCCAGAAACTATTAATTTCTATAAATTCTTTCATTCTGATTTCCCCCAACTGAACATATGCCACCTACTTTCCTGAAATAAAAAGCAACCGACAGTTAAGCCGATTGCTCCTGCTACTACATATCCCATTACTTTGTTTCTTCTTGCTTTTTTGCGTTGGCGACAATTTCTGCGACATCTTCACGAATTGATGAAGGCACGCTCTCAATTGTTCGTTTGCCTTCAATGATGTGAGTCGCATATAACATTTCTAGTGCTGAATAGTTCATCATTTTTCCCTCCTTATCTGCTTAGTAACATATCAGACAAAGTTAACAAAGCTTCCTCTGTCATTTCCTGCCGTTGTTTCAATTCTTCATTTTCTTGTTTCAATAAATCCAACTCAGACGGTTTAATCTCGGTATTTTCATCAACAATTGATTGAATGAATGCATCCATTTTAAGTGGATCATCCCCAAATTCTTCATGGGCTATTACTTCAAATAAAGAACTCAAATCCTCTGACATTCGTCCATTGATTATACACTCTTCTATATATCTTTCTTTAAACTCATCTAACACGCTATCCCTCCTTATGAAGCCGAATAAACGCACGATAAATTCAGCCATGCACCTATTGGAACATCGATCATAGACGTTGTACCATATCGACTGATTGTAATCTGTCCATTTGATTTTATTTTAAGCAAGAACGTATTAATACCTGAGCCGTTCACCCTGAAGTTTATATCTTGCGTGGGATAAGCCCACTCTGGAACAAACCCCATAACTGTTTCATCAGCTAAATTTAAAGCAACCTTATTCTTGAACGCTCCACTGAGTGTAATAACTCTACCGACTGTTCTTTTAGCTGTGGGAATCCAAGCATTTGAATACGTTTCAAATTCTACTGTAGGACTTAGTAACGTTGGATTTATTGTTAGCAAATCCAAGTAACTTAGGTAAACATTCCCATAAGTTGATGCATATAATTCACTAGCCATGGTAATTCCATCTGGACCATATGATGCATTATTTGATAAAGAAGTATTTGACCTTGTGCCTGCCCTCGCAGTATATATTCCGGCGTTGCTTACGCTCCATGCCCATGCAGGTTCATTTTTAGCAATGTCATTCCATGCCGAAGATGCGAGAATAGTCGGATTAATTATCAACCGGCCATTCAAATTAATCGCCTTCAGCTTCCATTCGGATTCGTAGCTTCCTTCAAGGGTCGTTGTATAATCCATCTCATTACCATCAATTGTAGTTGTTCCCGAATTGATAAATTTAGAACCACTAATAGTTACACCAGATATATTTCCAGCTGTAATATTCCCCAAATTAGCAGTGATTGCAGACAATGTAGTAGCTACTATATTATCTGCTGTAAATATATATAGATTAAACTTGCTGCCATTCCATTGATAGGTAGCCCCGATAATATATCCACTTGCTCCTGTATTTTGCCAAAGCATACCAACATAGGGATTAGTTGGTACTGTCGATTGACTGATTATTCCAGTCGGATCGCCCTTTTCACCTTGTTTTGCTACAGTGTATGAAGTGTTTGTTGTATTATCTGTGAAAGTTAATACTGTCCTTGTCCATAAGAAGCTTCCCGCAGCTACTGTGGGAATTGATGTGGTCCACCCACTACTAGGTGCTGCTGTTCCGCTAGTTGAACTAGCAAAGTTGATAGTTGTACTTTTAATCCCATTACCGGTTGCTCCCGTTGCTCCTGTCGATCCAGTAGCACCCGTTTCCCCTTTTGCTCCCATCTTACCAACTGAATATGCAGTTGAATTTGTATTGTCAGAGTACGTAAGAACAATTTTTGTCCAAAGGTACTGGTTCTCAGAAATACTAGGTATTGAAATACTCCAAGTTCCTGTAGGCGGTGTTGTACCAGAAGTACCAGCTTGATAAGTAGTAGCGCTAGATACGATCCCTTTTCCATTTGTTCCGTTTGATCCTGCTGGACCTGTGGCTCCTTGCTTGTTCTTCACGACAATCATTATTTTTTGAATTGTCACAGCTTTGTACACCGCTTGGTATGTTGCCGTTCCAACATCGGCCGACAAAGCAGTAACTGTATAATGACCTGCTGAATTGATTGTGCTAGTCATCCCAGTTTCAGAAACCTTGGAATACGTCACACCAGATGAAACTTTAGTTTGTCCCTCGTAGATAATAAAATCTCCAAGAGCTTTCGTGAAGTCAGTTACTGTGCCAGATGCATTAGCAGGCACGATAATAGAATCATTTGAAAGATACCCACTGATGACTTCTTTTGCATCTTGTCCGTTTGCTCCGTCTTCTCCATCCTTACCATCTTGACCTGACTCACCTAAAATTCTTTGCCATGTGTATTTGCTGGGATCTTCGCTGTCCGTAGGTTCGTAATCGGTATAGGTTCCGACATACGTAGGGTAGGCGTTGGCAAAGTCGTCTGCTGGGCTAGGCGTGTAAATAGTCCGTTTATCACTTTTTTCGGCTTTCTCACTAGCCCAGCTTAGGGTTCTTGTAACTGCGTTGCTATTTTCATAACGCCCAACTGTGAACCTCAACGATGTAGTATCACTAGGTACAGTAACCATTACGCTACACCACCCAGAAGTTCCCGGATCTAATCGGTTACTTGTTTTATCTTCGTAGCTACCATTAGATGCCCCGGGTCGGTTAAGTCTTACATAAATATAAGCCCTTACGTCTGCTGGAGCTGTTATAAAAGCAGAATAGGTTATTGTATCTCCTGGCTTTACCAAACGATCAGCCCCTACAGCCATCAAAGCATTAGTAGCACCAGTTTTGTCTGGCCAGCCTGAATTTGTTGTAAAGGTCTGTGTATCCGAGGTAGTACCAATTAAAATATTCTCAATTGGATAGGAGCTAGTAAATCTATCCTTGCCATCAGCACTCCAAGCATAAGCCCAATGTGTATAAGGTGTTTTTCCATCGGCACCCGGTGTCCCAGGGATTCCTTGATTCCCTTGATCTCCTTTGTCACCTGTAGCACCATCTTTCACCTTAACAATACTCACTGTATCACTCAGATTGTCCAAAGTTGCGGTAATGGCGATCAGTGTCCAATCTTTATTGGTCCACTGTGCACTTGTTAAAGTTCTGGTGTTACCAGTTCCGCCGAGAGTGATTGCGGTTTGAGCAGTGTTACCAATATAAGGAATAGCAGTGAACGTTGCAGTTCCTGTGACGTTTTGAAGCTTTGCCGATATGTTTATCGTCTGTGTCGTCTTAGGCGTGTCATCGGCATTAAAAGCCATGTTTTCAGCTGAAGCAGTTAGATAAAGCAGTTTGGCATCGGCTCCGTTCGCTCCCATCTTTCCTACAGAATAAGCTTCAGTCTTCGATTCATCTGTATAAACCAGTGTCGTTTTAGTCCAAAGATACTGATTTGCTGATACGATCGGAATCGTTTCTTGCCACCCACTTGTAGGCGGCGTGTTTCCGCTTGTTCCTACCGCATAGCTGATCGATTTATCTTTGATGCCTAATCCAGATTCGCCTTCAGCCCCCATCAGAGTTGGAGTTTGTGTTTCGGATGTTGTGTTATCGGTATACGTTGTGACAACCCTTGTCCAAAGATACTGACCAGCTGGTACATTAGGTCTAGTTGCTGACCATGTAGTTGGTGGGATAGTTCCACTCGTTGATTGTGCATACGTTGCAACCGGTGTGCCAAGTATCCCTCGACCATCATCACCGTTTGTAACTTTGACTAAACTAATTTCATCTTTTACGACAGGCATTTTCCCACCTCCTAATATGTGATAACCTTATCTGATCCTTTGCCAAATCGAATTAAGTTAAATTTGCGCTGCTTAGGATTTAGTACAATTACATCCCACAAATCTTCTTCCAAAACTCCAAGAGGTCTATCTGCTTGGTCTTTCTTAGGGCGACTAACAGAGCAGCCGATAGAATAATTCACGATTCCATTGTCACCTTTCGTTATACGATCGGTATGCGTATGGCCATGCGCTAAAAAAGCAAGCGTTCCTTTGCGACCTTGAAAGTCACAAGAAATACTTGCTTTAAAATCTGTATTTGCACTATAGCTTCGGCTAAACGTCCCGCCGGTGACAAAACCATTGATAATCCCCTCAACCATTTCGTAGTTGTAAGGGTAATAATTCAACGATGTAGAATATCTTTTTCCAAACGGATAGTGCTGATAGATGGATACCGTCATGTCGTCAGGTGTATTCTTCAAGGTTTGGTAAAACCAACTGATCTGTTCTTGTCGATAACCAGCAACGTTTATACCGACATATTTTAAGTAGCCATCCGTATCTAAACCATCTGGTATATCCTGTGGGTTTAATATGATTACTCTATGCTTTTTGTCCGGAACATGGTAGTAGTAATAGCCCATTTTATCAATTGGATTTTCGACAATATTAAATATCGTACTTGGTCTTGTGGCTATTTCGTACATCTCTGTATTGGAAAGCATTTGGCGTCCTTTTCCATGCAAATATTCAAGAGGCTCTTTGGGTTCGTAGTTTTTCACTACTTTAGTGATTGAATTCGTTCGACTATCTCCCCATGAATTATTACAGTGGTTTCCCCAAGTAACGAAGTACGGTGCATTTGATAAACCTAATGTACCTACAGCTTCACGGAAGTTCGCCATAGCGATATTCTTATTTGCTGTTGATCCATCGTGAGTATCACCGTTTAGTACCACATAATCGACATCTACAAAATTTGTTAGTTCAGCAACATTCTTGATATGACTATTGCTGCGACCATAATTTTCTAAATCATCACGTCCAATAGAATCCGTTGCATAATGAGTATCAGAGATATGAATACTAGTGATGGTATCTTTCGTTTGCAAACGAAGTACTTTTCTAGCTGCATCTCTTAGACCGTTCAGAAAATAAATAGCCTGAACAAAATGGTTATCAAATACAGTGAGCGTGCATTTTATGCTTGAAACTTCTGTGAATTCAGTCCCTGATACTTGCACAGTTGGGCCCGCATTTTTATATAATGTTTCCCATGCTGTGTCGTGATTGCCATCTTTATCTACCTTAAACCACAGGATATCCTCGGCTGAAACACTAGAAGTGATATCGACACCGTCTTTATATATCGTTGCAGTGATATTCGTTGTTTTTTCTTCACCATCAACAAAGCTAACACCATTGTCAGAGGATAACTTAACTAAGTACATACTATCTGGTTTATTCATTTGTTGCTGCCTAGCTAACAAATCACTGCTGATCAAGCTTTCTAGAAGTTGATAATTTCCGACAACAGCTTTATTCTCAGATGGATTACTTCGATGAATTTCTTTTGAAAGAACTCTGGCTTTTAGACGTAGCGCCGGGTTGTAATCCTCGTCTACAAATGTTAACCAGTCACCTATCTCAAAATCACCGTCATTGAACAGCATATCGACTTCAGCTGCGAACGTTGGTTGGCACCGTTCTTCTAAAATAGAGACAGCTTCGTTGTAGTTATCTATTTGAGCAGTGCTAGAACTTGCAAACTTGCCGGTGATAAACCCACTAAACCGTTCATTAAAAGTATTTCCACGACCGTAGAGAGCATTTGATTCACGATCATAGACAATGGATTGACCAACCATAGTAAAGAAACGACCATCACCGATCGATATATCATCAAATCCATGGTTCGTATCCTCCAAGGCGGTGATCACGTTGTCAATATCTACAGATTTTTGCAGTGATATAACATCAACGCCAGAATATAAAACTTTGTCCGATTTATCAGCCCCTATTTTATAATAGATGTTTACGAGTTTACGTTTTACTTTTGTATTTTGAAAATCTACTGTGAATTTCATTTCACATCCGAAAGCTTCGCAGACCCTTTGCAGCCTTGCTAGTGGTGTTTCATCACTACTAGTATCAACTAATCGCTTAATATCTCTGCTAATTTCGTTCACACCGATTTCCCATCCAGTATCGTATAACTCTCTCTCAACATAGTATTCGATGTATTGCTCATTGTTACTATCAAAAACAGTCGCTGATCCATTTCTTAGTTCGGTACCAATATCTACACAAGATAGAGGTCGAGTAGTTTCATCCTCTGTTTCAAGTGCTCTGACGAACAAGCAAATATCTTCCCCTTGATCATTTTGAAAAACAACATTGACACCTTCTTTTATCAAAGAAGTTTCAAAGGGTACATTGGGATCATAGTCATTTATCCTTGGTCCAGTTTGCTTGAGTATATCCATAGTCAACGTGTTCAATAGCGTACCGTTAGTCAGTTCTACAGTATGGATGTCATCTGCAACCACAATGCCGTCTGAAGCTTCAGTATCTATCAAAGTCAAAGGGGTAAATTGTTTATCTAAAAAGTGATAAATCATAAGTAACGCTCCCTTATTTCAAGATTCCCAGTAAATGTGCCATCTGAAACTGCAACTATTTCTGTATTTCCTTTTGGTGCAGTCAACACCTGACTGCTTCCGATCACACGGTAACTATCATCTCGAATACCATTGATATACACTCGGTTAGTTTCACCTTCAACGAAAAGGTTGTCTCCACTGTAGAAAGTTTTAGGTATTAGTGATTCTGTTTCAGTATTATATTGTGTAATCCTTGTATGAGTAAGCTTAATACTCATCTCTCGATCGCTTTTCCATTTAGCTGCAAACATATTTATCAAACTAACCGGCAGCATTGCCACGGCATTGTTATACCAGTTTTTTGTTGGAGAACTCCAAGATTCTTTCCATGTAGTTGTATTCAACCTAACAAGACGAAATGTAAATTGATTAGCAACCTTTTTCATAATTATCGCTCCAAAGAACCCGCCGCTTGTCGTTAAGACACTAGCAGGTAGATACCCTTGAAAAGCACGATAATCCCCTACAAAAAATGAATAACTAACTCTATCCTGTTTACTTTCGGTATCTTTCATCTCAAAACCTATCACAAAATTGTTATCCGCATCAGAATAATTAATTTCAAGCAGGCCTTGACATGTTGGACGCTGCGCCGATGTTCCAGTTGGTTTAAACTCAAACCGATGGTACACTTCAAAATCGGTCATCGACTCGGTAAGTAACCTCGTTAATGTTGGCCCATGCCAGTATCCCGGTTTAGTTTCATCAATTGATCCATAACTTGATGGAGTGACATCTTCAGAATTCCATTGCCAAGCGCCAAGAATTTTTGACGTGTTATCTCCGTTGTCATAGTTATGTCGAATACGACCTACATTTGAAGACCACAAGCTTCTAGAAGGCGAACCCATATTATCATTCATAATCTTATCAGAAGCCACAGCATTGTCTTCATCCTCGGAAAATGATGTTCCTAACTGTACGATTCTATCGGACGAAACAAAACCGATAGAATTTGCATCACTTGTAAAAGTAACATTGATATCTATCGGCGTTTTATATGTTCCTGTATTGTTTACTTCTGCTAGCACACCTTCACTTGTTGAAATTATCTGAAATGGTTTTGGTACCATAGCATGCGCTAATCCATCTTCACATAAAAACTTCAACTCTCCGAAAGCCTCTCCTTTGCTATCAAGTGATCGTTTCCAGCTTGATTCTCCTGTTAATTCAACTAACCAGTATCTATCCGGTTCATCTGAGAACCAAAGTCGCTGCCGTTCTTCAGCGAATAACACATTTGCTAAATCATCCTTTGTCTGTCTAAAGTTTCCGCTCAAGGCGTACAATGGCAAAGTGATTATTCTATGTGCAAATCTTTTATTGGTTGCACGAGATCCATTTGCTCGTGCCATCGGAACCAGATCATGTTGCACTTCAGGAAAGAGACCACGATCTGGCTCATCGGTTAAATCAAAGTAATCTGACAAACTGACATCATTTAATTTAATCTCTAAATCGCTAATCATATCGTTCTCCTTCCTGCTTTGATATCATTTAGTTTTTGTTGATTTGTTTGTCTAGTTTCAATTGATTTCATTACGTTTCGTCCATCAAGAATTAGCTGCATATTTCTCAAATCTTCACCGAAGTTTGACATGATATTTATCAGCATCTCAAATTGTTTCGAGTAATCCTGTGTACGGAAATTAATTGAACTTGATTCGGTTGAAGGAGTTAGGTTCCTTAGATTTCTAACTAGAGAAGAATCTTCCGGAATACCCACGCCGTCAGCAAACTTTGGAATACCCAAGCGCCGCATGATCGATTTAGTGAGACTAGCTCGAGCAACTTTCGTTCCTGCAGGAGCATTGGGAATATACACATTTCGACCTTGAGGTATAAATGGTGCTTGACCAGGAAACTGAACCAACTCTTTGTATAATGGTCCAGATTGATCATTTACGATCATATCTCCGCCCGGGTGGTAATTTGTCCCTTTGGCATTTGGAATCGCCGTCTGTCCGGTTCTTCTCCCACGATATTCAACATCGATAACAACATTTTTGCTATATACTTGAGCAATTTCACTTTTTGCTCTTAGTACTTCAGAATAATCTGCTGTTGCATGTAAATGTTTCGCACCAACGCCAGTAGCATTGTAATCATTGATTTTGCTCTTAGAGTTTGCCAATATGCTATTTACATTTGTATTGTCTCCCAATAATCTTTTCAGTTCTGGAGAAACACTATTATATGTTTCCAGCATTTTCTTAGATTGACTAACCGTTAAGGTAGCTGGATCTTCTGCTATCAATCTTTTAACTTCTGGATCAAGTGCGTTATACTCGTTCAATGAAGTTTTCGAAAAGCTTAATGCGTTTAAGAGATCATAATTTTCAGCATTCAAATTTTTAATCTGGGGTTGAAATTGCTCCCACATTCCCAAATTAAGCATTGTTTCTGCCATGACTTCAGGAGTATTAGAGTAAAGGAATGCTTTTTTCTCATCAAATGACATCTCTGCCCATTTTCCCGAGTCTTCTAATGCTTTGTACATTGTTATCGAAAATTCGTCCTGTAGTATGGCTTTTTTATCGGACCAAGCCATACCGTCCCACCAACCATTAGCAATTGCAGCTTCACCGATAACGTCTTTTGCATTACTATCTAAGTCGGCATCATGGACTACTAACTTCAAATTATTCCACGTTATAGAATCTTTAGTAGCTTCTGTAACGACCTCTGCAACATTGGATTTAACTTCTCCAGTCTTTTCATCAAAAACTAAATCATTCCAAGTTTGAGCTGCTTTCTTTCCAGCCTTACTTGATTCTGATGCAGTCCAAGAGATTTTTTCCGCATTCTTTTCTGCATTTGATGCCAATTCTCTTGATAAGTCAGAAGCGCTCTTTAGGATTTTTTCGTTTTCTGCAATTGCACTATCAGCATAATCACCCATACTTGAAATTAGTTGACCGTTTGCAAGAGAGACCTCATTTTTTAATTCAGGATATTTTTTAAGAATCGTTTCCATTTGAGAATCAAAACCTTTTACAGTCGTTGAATTTATCTCATCCCAAGCCGCCAGAAATTTCTTAGCGAACTCACCATCTAAGTTGTATCCCAAATCTTGTAGGTACTTTTCTTTTTCTTGTCTACTTAAAGTTGCATTTTGCTGGGCTATCTGCCTTTGCTTACCTAAAGATTGCAACCACAATTTCGCTTCTTCCTCTGTTGCATTTGCTACATCTGCGTTCATGACTGCAAGTATTTTTTTCTTCTCGTTTGCAGAAACATCTAAAGTTTCAACATATGCTTGAGTTGTATTTTTCGCCAGATCTTGAATAATTTTTGCTTCAGATACACTAATCTCTCGATTGCTATTACTAGCTGCTTTCTTTATCTCTGTGATTCTTGCGGTATTCTCTTGAACTGTTTGTAATGCAGATTCCGCCTTAACTTTTTCGTCTTCTACCATTTCACTGACAGAAGAATTAACAGATTCAGGAAGTTCTTTTATTAATTTATCCAAGCCCTCGACTTTCTTCACAAGGCTGTCTTCAATGGTCTGACCTATTTTCTCAAAATTTGAGATCATAGAGTCAGAGTTAGTGGCAAATCCATCTGCCATTAAACCGAATTGCCCTGATGCTTTTTGCGTATTATCCTGCACTTTTGTTAAGGTGCCATCAACTGCTTCTCCAACATCAGTTCCCCATCGTTGAACACGTTGACTAGAATTCCAAGCTTCTTCACCGAATAATTTCCATGCACCATACCCGACTGCAAGCGCACCACCAACGCCAACGATACCAAGAATAAGCGGACCTAATGGACCGAGCGCAGCCGACATGGCTCCTATGCCTCCAGATCCTGCCGCCCCACTGGCTGCAGCTCCAAATTGTGTCATGGTGCCTGACCCACCTGCTAAAGTTTTTAGAAAGTCATTGGCGGAAATATCTCCATCAATAAATGATTTTTTAACCTCATCGATAGCTTTTTTCTTGGCCATGTTTGCACTTAGATCAATAAAGGATTTTCCTAACCCTCCAATTGTGCCGCTTAATTTTCCGGTAATTGATAACAAAGGGCCAGCGGCCGCAGTAGCAGCTATCAATTTTACGATCATCTGTTGGGTTTTAGGATCTGCATTGCTAAACGCCTCAGCTAGATTACCGATTTGTTTGATTAGAGGTTTGCTCGATTCTAATCCATCTCTTAATGCATCAACAAAAGGACCTCCCAAATCAATAGCAGCATTCACTGCCTCATTTCTAAGCATTTTTAGTTTGGATTCCGTTGTTTCGTAACGCTTGCCAGCTTCTTCAGCAAGTGCAGTATTTTCTCCGAATGCTTTGTTACCCATTTCTACCGCCCCAGCAAATACTCCGCTGGCATTAGCTGCACGCAGCAAACTGTCTCTTAACCGAACTTCAGTTATACCCATGTCATCCAACACACTAATTGCAGACGAACCTTGTTCTTCGGCTTTCCCTAATCCTTCGACAAATTTCATAATTGCTTCAGATGGATTAGATTTGAACATTTCAGCAAATTTGTCACCAGTCATTCCGGCAACATCAGCAAACTGTTCCAGGCTAGTTTTCGAATTGTCAGCTTCTTTATACATCTTTTTAAGTTCTGCAGATGTAAATCCCATTTCTTTGGAAACACCAGTTAGTTCTTTGCCACCATTTCGCACCGCTGTTACTAATCTTTCCCAAGAAACACCTTGATCCTCGGCATGTGCTTTCAACTCGTCAAATGAGCCCGCTCCTTTTTCAACAGCTAATTGCATATTAACCATCACTTTAGAGAAGGCAGACCCACCAGCTTCCGCTTCAATACCAACAGAACTTAATGCTGCTGCAAATCCCAAAATGTCGCCTTCGGACATACCAATTTGAGCACCTGCACCTGCTAACCGTAATGCCATCGCCGATATTTCAGATTCTGTTGTTGCAAAGTTATTACCTAGATCTACTAATGCAGAGCCAAGGTTACTAAATTTGTCTTGTGACATTTGAGTAATATTAGCAAAACGAGCCAACTCAGTAGCAGCGGTTTCAGCGCTCATGTTTGTTGACTCGCCCAAATCAATCATTACCTTGGTAAATGCAGAAACATTTTCTGTTTGAATTCCCAATTGCCCTGCAGCTTCAGCAACGGCTGCAATCTCACTATGAGTTGAAGGTAATTCATTCGCTAGATTTCTCAAACTAGCTTCAAGATCATCATAGGAATAAACAACGTTGCCATTGCTATCCACCACTTCATCAGATGTTTTCTTTACACCAGCGAAAGCTGATTCCCAACTAATAGCAGCAGCGGTCACGGCAGTCACACCAGCCGCAATGGGTAGTGTTAACCCTTTAGTCAAACTAGACCCTATTTCACCTAATCTTTTTCCATTGGTTACTAAAACATCGCTTGCTTTATTGATTGAACCAGTTAAACCTTCGTTTCTGACTTGATAATCTGCAATCGCTCCTGCGGTATTTTGTAACTGTAGTTTATAGTTTGCCAGTTTACCGTTAGCATCTTGTAATTGGTTGGCTAGCCGCTTAGTGGAGTCTGTAGCTTTACCGTCAACAAATGAACCATCATAAGCTTTCTTGAGGGCGGACACTTGGTTTTCTTGTGCTTTGATAATCTGTGTTAAACTATCGTATCGAGTACCTAATTTGCCAAGTTTGTTTCCTGCCAAATCAGCAACTTTCATATTTGCTTGCATTTCTTTCGCTAGGTATTGTACTTGTTTTTTAGAATTAGCAACGCCTTTCCCAAAATCAGCATCATCCAACCCTAGCTTTATGACCATATTTCCTAATGGAGTTGCACCAGCCAAATCATCCGCCCCCTTTCACTAAATCAGCCAATGGCTTAATTTCTTTTTGTTTCCTATTCTGCTTTCCTTTTGGCGTTTGTTTAAACATAATTTCATAAAGGTACAGCGTATCTGTATTCAGAACGTCATTGATCGTCCAATTGGGATAAATATTCAATATAGATCTCACAACATCTAGCTGTAACTCATGATGATCGGACGAACTTATTTTCCGTCCTTTTTTCCTTTTGGGTCTTTCTTATCTGTTGAATCCGGTTCATCCACTGCCTTCTCGTAACCTAAGACTCGATACATAATAATTTCCATGATCAAATCTTTGTCCCATGTATCAATCCCATCTAAAAGGACAGTTCCTGTTAAATCTTTATCATCAAACAAGCCTGCTACAAACTCAGCACGGAATTCAGTAAGCGCTCTGGCTGAAGGAGCAATATCATTGCCATCGTCATCTTTCTTAAAAAGTTTTGCTTCGCCATCCGTGTAATCCAAAGCTTTTGAATAAGGCACGTGACTTTGAGTGAAGGTCTTTCTTGTTCCATTGATCATTAAATCTAATCTGATTTCTTTTCCAATTTCTGACATGTATAATTCCTCCTATTAATCAAAAATAAAAAGGCTAGTCCGAAGACTAACCTTTCCCATCATTATTTACCACCGCCACTTGGAGGAGTATCATCACCAAGAACGGCTGTTTTCATTTTCGTAACTGCTTCTGTTCCGAAAGCACGCAAAACTTTCACTGTCTTTTCATCCGTGTCGATTTTGACTTTTCGAGAGATTGCGTTGTAAACATACTCGCCAGCTTCTGGTGTAAAATCTTCATCGTTTTTAGTGGCCAATGAAAAACCATCACGATTAAACGAACCGGCTACCATAGCAAAAGCTACTGGTTCGCCATATAAATCCTCCGCTTCGGCTACAGCAGCCATATATGGAGGCTCTGTTTCGTCACCAAAACCGTCGATACCTTCAGCCATTTTGATCAATCCTAAGATTTCTTGCTCAACTTCTACAGGTACATCTAGCAGACCGAAATTTGCGGCTACTGACCCAGTTCCTTTTCTAGCCAAGTAATATTCAACGTTACCAGCGAATACTTTCACCGCTTCTTTGGATAATCCAGTTAAGTCGAAGGCAGTAGGTCCACCTTCTTTTTGTTTACCTTCTAAAATGTGAATTTTCGCTGTTGTATCTGGTTCCAATGCTGTGGTAAGTTTTCGAACCGATAATTTATCAAAGCCATAAGTTTCCATTTATAAATTCCTCCTAATAAAAATAGACACCGATTAATAATCAGTGTCATGAATTTGTGTGTGTTTTCGATACCGCCTTGCATCAACAAAGCGTTTTGTTTCAGGGAAATATTCGTCAAGCCCACCGTTTAGCTGAGCGTATCCAAAATCCCACATCGCAGCTTTCACTGCTTTAGCAATTTCTTTCGTCAAAATCCTTGATTGAGTTTCAACGTTAATTTGATAACTGAACGTTTGCGACATCTCTTTGTTGGCAGCATAGTAAGCACTCGTTGGCGGTCCAAGTGGTGTATCGATGATAATAAAAGGTTTGGTCGAATCGAAGCTTTCAGGTACTTCATAGAATTTGATGTTCTTTGTAGTCACCTCTTTTGCAATCGTAGGATCAGCAGATAAAACATTGTAGACTTCCATCATCATATCTTTCATCGTGCTAACTCCTCCAATTCTGACCGCATCTCTTCAAATGCAGATCCTTCTGTTTTGTCAATAACCCCTTGTAATTTTCCCATCCCTCTAGGGCTAATGTACTTACCAAACCGAGTATAGCCAAATTCATTCAAATGCACTAAGCGCCATCTCGAACCTTGCCCCCAACCAACTTCGATCGTTTTAGGCGGTCCTTTTTTTACTCCGGAAACAATTACTGTGTCATGCGTTTCACCTGTATCCATGTAACTGGATACCGCCTCTTGCACATCTTGTTGCAGTTTTTGCCCATAGTTCTTAAGCGACTTATTTACGATTCGGTTGGTTCTTGACGGACCAAGCTTGGCTTCGAGATTCTTTAGTATCTCGTCCACGCCTTTAACTGAAACGCTCATGAGGTCACCCCCAAGATGATTTTAAGAAAATCGTTATTCTCAACATCTGGCGCAAAATCTACAATATCCCACACATCATCTTTGTAACGAAAATCATCCAAGACCACTTTATGAGCATTGTTTGGTAAGTAGTCAGTAAATGGATCTCGAATCTTGATAGTGACAGCTTTCTTTGTTCCTTTTCCGCTAAGGATATCTCTATCCTTAGAAGAAGGATTGTAAACTAAGCAAGTGCAGTAATACAATTTCTTGTTTTCTTGTTCACCCGGTTCAGGTCCATCGTTTGGTTTTACTTCAAAAAAAGTAACCGGCGTATTCAAATCACCGGCTACAATTTCAGGTCTTTCATATTTTGTTTTAATCGGCAACTTGATCACCTACTAAATCTATCGAAGCATCCATAATCATCATCCGAAAGTTATCATAAAAGTATTCGAGCGCCTCGTTTCTTAAATAACGTGTACGCTCATAGACCAACTCTTTGCCCTTTTCATACTTTGTAGGATCGAAATCTCCAATGATCGATTTGATATCGACAAACCCACTTTCCAGTTGTTTTCCGATACTTTTATCTTCGGATGAATGAAAAATACGAAAGCGATCTTTGAATTCATCAATAAACACTTGATCGTTCATTCGTCATCCCTCCAATAGATTAATTAAATCTTGCTTCTTAGCGTTGCTTGCATAATCAATTGCACGCTCGTCTAACAACGCTTTTAGTTCTGGAACCGTAAGGCTATAATAGTCTACAGTCGCCATACGAGCGTTAGGCGTTGTTACTCCCCCGATCCACCGTCAACAGTTGCTTCAGTAAAATCAAGATCATATACTTGTGCAGCATCGTTATTCGTTGGATATCCATTTCCTAACATATCTACAGCATAAAGAGTAGCCCGTTTCATAGCAAATGTTTCTTTGTATACGTAGACTCTTTCCGCTCTAGATTGTGTGGCATCATATTCTTTTCCAACATATGAAATTAACTTACCTTCGGGTACATCGACAGATTCGATAATATGATCCAAACTGATAAATGGCATCGTTGTTCCATACACATTATTCAAGTTTGCTAAAGTGACACGGACAATAATATCCCAGTAGTTAACCGGATTAACAATCAAATATACATTTCCTGCTACAGAACGATATTTAGTTTCGCCATCATCATCAGCATCAATTTTATAGGTGTATTTAGATAGAACTTTCATTACTTCACCTAACTCACTGACGATCTTATCTTTAGCAAAGGTCAAAGTTCCAGCGCTTGCTTTGTCAGGGTAAACACCGCCTGTTACGGCACCATCTAAATCTTTTGTTAAACCGATCGGTTCGTTGTTACCTGTTCCCACAATGACTTTTTTCGCCCAAACGTCACGAACAGCTTCGCTTAAAGAAAGGTTGATAAAGCGATCGATCCACCGAGGTCCTAAGTCTAGCGTATCATTCGAAATCAGGAAGAATGCAGTCAATGCAAGTTGGACAAACTCGGTTGCGCCAAACTCAGCGTCTAATTGACCTTCAAGGTCTTTATGCAATGGACCGAAAACTGCAACACCTTTACGACGAGCGCGAATAACTTTAACTCGTCCAACGGTTGGCGTAAAGTTGATAATATTTAGGATTGGATGATCATTTTGTAAGTTCTCAAATACACGTTCTAGAATTGTTTCTGGCCAAACTAATTCTTGATCAAACCCACCAGTTTTAACTGCTTCATTGTAAAATTTCGTTTCTTCGGCAGTCAGAGTAGGAATTCCACGAGCTTCTAAAACACGGTTGTCAGTTACGTTCTTCAATTCTTCGTACTCAGCACGTACTTGTGCACCTGCATCTTCTGCAATGGCAGTGACATAAGCTTCTAAAGCATCATTTACTTGTTCAGGTGTTGCGTCTTCTTTTGCAGAGATAGCGTTAAAGATTTTCTTCGCATCTGTAGTTTTGTCTGTAATTTTTAACATAATTTATTCTCCTTTTCGCAATCGTGCGATTAATGATTTTGGTTTTAGTTCTTGTTCCACTTGATTTGTTACAGGTTGGCTTAAATTAGCCATCGCAACAGCGACAGCATTTTGAATCATAGATGCAATATCTTGTAATTCTTCTTCCAGTTCGGCACGTTTCACAGAATTAGCAAATCCGAATTCGACTGCTTCGTCTGCCGTGAACCATTTTTCTTCATTCATCCATTCACGCAACTGATCAGCTGATTGACCGGTCTTGTCTGAATAAATAGCTAAAATTGAATCATCAATTGTTTCTAAAGCGTTCAGCGTTTTTTGAATATCCTGTTTATTACCCCAAGCAAAGGTAGAAGCTTCGTGAATCATCAATGAAGTGCCAACATTCATGATCACTTCGTCAGCGCCAGCAATGATAAAAGTTGCGGCACTGGCTGCCAAACCAGTTACTTCGACAGTGACATTTGATGGGTGATCTTTTAGGTAGTTGTAAATTTCAATCCCTTCAAACACATCGCCGCCAGGACTATTCAGTTTGATCACAATATCATCTGTGACTGTATCCAGTGATTCTCGGATATCTTTCGCATTAATTACATCATCGTCACGCCAATATTTCTTTTGGACATTGCCACTCAAGGTGAGAATGTGCTTACCATTTTGGATCTCGTTGGTAAATTGAAACGGTACTTTTTTAATTTCCGGCATTTTCTTTCTCACCTCCCTTCACTTTTTCATAGTTTTTAGTCATAATCAGTTGTTGCCCTTCACCATTTGGCAATGGATCATAGTCTGTCACTTCACGCACTTCATCACGCAAGAACGTTCCGGAAGAAACGATCTTATCGATCTGAGTAGCGCTTTCCAGAATGCTGACAGGCAATACTTTAGAAACTTTGATACGTTCGCCGTTCTTATATTCTTTTTTAGTAATGATTTTCGCCATTAATTCATCCTGAAGCTTCTTCATCAACGGTGCCAGGCACAGCTTTCTAAAGGCTTGAAGGTTAGAATCAAGTTCAGCTTTTTCACCATAAATAAGCGCCGTAGGAACTCCTATGGCGTTAGCTACATCATCGATCAACGATGTTTTCATTTTGTTTAGCTCATCAAGTGATTGGTTGGAAACCCCTTGTTTGTTGGTGTATTCCTCATACTCGAATCCTTTGATCTTTGCTACAATTGCTACAGATTTTGTTTTGAAAGCATTATAGACCTTGTCAATATACTCTTGTAATCTTTGACTTCGTGTCTTACCATCTTTTCCTTTTTCTTCATTAATACTTCCGGTTGAATCGATAGACACCGATCCACGAATTTGATTGTTTCGCATTGCAATTTCAATGATTCGCCCAAATAACTCAGAATAGTCCTCGAACAAGCCCTTTGTAAAACGATCAAGTTTATCATTGTTGTATTCAATGTAGATCACATCTGACATATTGAAGTTTTTTTGAAACACATAGTTCTTTACAGTTACGCCAGTGAACACATCATCGTAAACGGCATATTCCGTACGAGAAAAATCATCAGCTATCAGCAATTGGTTATCTTCAGTAAAAATGACCAGCACTTCGTTGTCGTCCATAAGTCGGTAGAAAAACTTTTCCCAGAACGTTGCAGCCGACATATCATTGTTGGGTCGAACATTCAAAATGTATTCCCAGTCAGCAGTACCATCTTTGTTTTTGAATTTTACTTCCAGCGTGGACATTGTCCTTGCGACAAAATCTAGCACTGTATTCTTTGCCATAATTTTCAGATATGCTCGAGCGGACTCATCATCACCATAGACGAGATCTGGAATCCAGTCTGAAGGTTCTTCATTACGTATGGACTGCTTAAAGACATCAAATAAACTCACATATTTTCACCACCTTTCAAATGTATTAAGAATTCAGATTGACTAATAAAAAAAACAATGATATTATTTATGCATATTATTACGGAAGGGTGGCCGAGTGGTTTAAGGCGCTGCACTGAAAATGCAGTAATCGGGTTTCCGATTCAGGGGTTCGAATCCCCTTCCTTGGAATTATTCTGGAACGCTATTGCGTTCCTTTTTTTTTAGAATTCAATTTCATCCAACATATCAAACGCATCTTCGTAGTCATAGTCAATGATTTCATCAGCACGCCAAAGGCAGTATTCAAAAGCCTTGAAACCGTCTGTCTTACGACGAACCTCTTCTTTCTTCTTGTACAATTTATTTCCATCACCATTAGTCTTAACTAGTACATTGTTTGTGTACCAGCGCATCAATGGATTATCACCAAAGATAATGTGATTATTTGCGAAAGCATCTTCAATTCTAGGTGCTAACAGATTATCTGCTGCTGTTGGATTTCTAATCACTTCGATTTCAAATCCTTCCTCCAAAAACAATGGTCGCAATAAATCCATACGGAAATTATCGGCTACTATTTTCGTTATGCCGTATTTTTCACGTTGCTCAACAAACCATCCGACAACTGTTTTAGGATCGATTGTTGGTCCATCTATGACCGTCAGCAAACCTTTCTCTTCCCATTCCCTTATTGGTGCAAATTTTTCTTTTGTAGTTTCAGAAGCTTTACGAGAATACCCGTAGTAAATGTCCACAAATTGCTTTCTAACGAACGAATGGGTCTTGAATACATAATCATCCCCACCACGAAACAAAAGCCCACAAGCGGCGAAATCACGCAGACTGGCGTAGTCTAACCCCCCAATGGCTTGTTTGCCGATTAGGTTTGTTGGGAATGGTCTGTTTGTTGCCAGAATCTCTTCACGACTAGCCACCGATCGTTCTAAGTCTGTGACAGGTAAATTCATACGTTTAGTCATGAACTCTTCTCGGTTGCTTGGGTCATCTTCCAAATCTTCGTATTCTTCCATAACCGTTTCGTAAAGATTGTCCGCATACTCAGATAGTGGCTGATGAAACATAGGATTGGCTAATTCCCAGTTGTCAGGATCATTGACCTGCTCCTCTGAGTCCAGTTTGCAAATGAAAGGAAAAAGAGCATTGAAACGGACTGAGCCGCTCAACACTCTTTTCGCTTTTTCTTTCATGTTGTCCAAGAATCCCTCACGAACATAACCGTCAGTACCCACATAAAACTCCCTCGGGTTCGGGCGTTTACCAAGCCCACTAATATGGACTTTTACATCTTTGTTCGATTCGTATCGATGGATTTCATCAAAAGCTACTGCTCCATCACGCAATCCATCTTTTGTATCGCCATTACTAGTACGGAATTTTATTTTGCTTCCAGTCTTTTTGCTGGTGATCACTGACTTCCCATATTCGAAAGCTTTTTGTAATGTCTTATTCCGTTTGATTGTATTGTATATCTCTTCGAATGAAGTTTTCGCTTGATCCTCACTATTGGCAACGATCGAAACGTTGTAGTCCATGATGCCGTGCATTTCAGTCTGAAGGAAATTCAGCACGACTGATAACAATCCGTTTTTACCACCGCCACGACCAAACATCCAAAGGAACTTTCGGTAGACATTCCGGTCATTCTTTTTGAAATAAAAAAAGATAAATGCGATTAAGAACTTCTGGAATGGCTGCATTGGGAAATACCATTTCTCACCATAAGCAATGCACTTATCAATCATCACATCATCGAAGTAAACATCATCCCGACTAAGAACATCACGTTCTAAATACTCAATTAACTCTGCTCGCTCTTTGTTAAACTTTATTTTCCCCGATTTGAATTGTTCGATATAGTAATCAACGTGTTTTTGATGAATCATGTTAGATCACTCTCATCGTAATCATCTTGATTATCAGTGACTACTTTACCGTTCAAATCATCAAGGTTAAGGTCTTTACCAAGAGCAATAATTGCACGAGAAATCGTAACTTTTTGAGCGATTGCTGGGTTAGTTTTAAGATACGTTTGAGTGCCGTTAAAGCCTTCGACAATTGGTCCGTATTGCTTAACAGCTTTATCCATTTTTCGATAAAGCCTAACTAAATCAAGGTATCTCTCAACTTTTTCAAGTTCCATCTGATCGTTTACGTCAATCTGTCTCAGCAACTGTTTCTTTAAATCTGACATCTTCAAAGGCTCTCACCCCCCTAGCAAAAAAATTTTAGTCATAAATTTGGACAGTTGACCCCTCCCACCGGTTCCCTAGATTGGGATTTGACCCCAAAATAATTCGACCGGGGGTATGTTAGTCCCCACTTCGGCTTACTTTTCTGTTCATTTTTGGGATTCTGTTTTCTTAGGTAATCACTCACCACCACTCATCATCCCACTTTCTCTTCTTTGGTTGCCCACGATAGTTCATCCGATCGTGTCGCTTGTTGTGGCAGTCCTTGCATAACGTTCTTAGATTTTCTGGATCAAACGCAAGCTCTGGATTTGTTTCTAACTCTTTTATGTGATCGACTTCCAGTATCGAATCATATTGTGTGGTCAGTCTGCCTTCGGCTTTACACCATAAACATTCGTAGTGATCTCTCGCAAGTATTTGCTGCCTTAGATTGCGCCACTTGGTCGACCCATAAAACCTAGCTCGATCTGCTTTGGTTTTTACAACAGGTATCATTGTTCTTTGGCTAATTGCTCTGTGTAGATAGTGATCAATGCACGCTGAACTTGTAAGATTTCATCTACCCCAAGCTGAGTAACATCCAACTTCATTCGCTCTTTCAGAAGCGTTGCATTAACAGGTGCCTCAAGCGATCGCTTCATCGTGTAGTAATTCAATGCAGCAAGCTCATCTACCTTCAGTCCGTAAGCCGTAATGATTTTCCAGAACAGATCAGCAATAGTATCCATGTCCTTCTCGCCTCGTAACTGAGTTAGGATCTTGATAAAGTCATCTTGTTTCACTGGAACTGATTTCTTTTTATGGTCCTGCGGTTCCTTCATGCTCTTCTCTCCTTAAATCAAAGTAAAAAGCCACTCGAAATGAGTGACTTTGTCAATAATATTTATATGGTAGCTATCTTCCCTCTTTAGCTTTATCCCATTCTATTTTTAAATATATTCCAATAATTTCAGAAAAATTATCAATCGCTTCATGATAATTTACCAATCTTTTAGTTAAATCTTCGTAAAGTTGTTCATTACTATTAACATTGATTTTAATGGACATATAATCATCTAAATCAGATCCATTTAATTTCTCTTTAGCTTTTTCCTCGGAGTCTATACCATTAAAAATATAATCCGCTTCTTTTAATGAATTAATTTTTAAAACCTTAAATACATTTTTTCTTGATTGTAAAATATGCTTGTAACTTTCACTCTGATATAACTCGATTAAACAATTTATATAACGTCTAATAAAAATGTGTTTGTTTTTGTTATCATTTTCATCATATAGTACTCTTTTACCTTCACTTTCCACTATTATTTCATTTTTTTTTACATATATTTCTGTTTTAATTTGCTTTTTTTCGCTTGTATTAAAAAAAAGTTTTAGTAATTCGGAGACCTCTTCAACCTTTAGCCATTGTTCTTGGAAGACTACTCCATCTTTTTGTAAAGAGAGCAATAGAGAAATAAACTCGGATGATTTTTGTCTTACTCCGTTTATCCATTCTATTCTTGCTTTTGCTTTTAAATTAGCATCTATTTGTTGTTTTGCTATTTTTCTTTGTGTGTATATATTCATAATTACCCCTACAAACACAAGAGTAGCAGAGATAGCTGAAACAGTAGCTGAAATAGCTGACCAAACAATCTCTCCATTTGAATCATAAAAAATATCTGATAACATTTTATTGCCTCCGTTAGTTTTATTTTAATTATCTACTAACTATCAATATCTTTCAACATAAGATCAGCTTTGATCAAAACTTTCAAATCAGATAGTTTCATTTTTGATATTTTCACAATTTCCTCTCAAAATAAAAAGACCACTCAGCGAGTGATCTTTACCATAATTAATCATTTCTATTTTCAATAGCTTGAACTAACGATTGTAAAATATCGCCAAATCCGGATAATTGTTCATCTTTCGTATCATAATCGTTAATCTTTGCAATAGCTAAATAGAGTTCTAAAGCTTCAGATGTAGAAATATTCAATTCTTTAGCTATTATCTGCATGTCTTTACCAAAGGAGATTACCCCTTCAACAGATAGATGGTCACGCCTTGGTTGCTGATTAAATAATGTTCCCAATTTTTCACACCTCCATTCAATAAAATTTTACATCTTCCAAGAAACAGAAGCAATCTAAAATAATACAAATACATTAAATAAAAAATAATTCCCAAAATTTTTGGCATTAAACAAAAAGACAGCACTAGCGAATTTCGAAATGAGATGATCCACCTCTTTCAAAAAAATGTGCTGTCTTTTTTATCCGTCAAAGAAGTAAAGCGATGAGGGATTAGCCCCCTTTCGGTATTTGGATTAGTGTGAGTAGTCCAATAACCGTCTCTCCGTTTCTTCTACACTATTACTATAACCCGTTTAAATCAAGAAATATACACAGGCTTTGAGGTCGCATTTTGTGGCAATGTTAAAACAAGCTCAACTGATCTTGGTCTGCTGAATAATAATCAATTTCTTCTTGCTTCTTCAAGCGTTCCTCTCGCCGTGCCTCATACTCATCAACAAATGACAATGTCTTTCGAATCTCAGTATGCCTCTTTCTGATATAAGATACGCTGTAACCTGTCTCATCTGCTATATCATAAACATCCATGTCATCAATATACTTTAATTTAACAATTTGATTGTCTGCACCGCTGAACGAATCAATCAATTCCATCAGCTCAATTTTTTCTTTTTCAAGCAGCTCTAATTCATTCTCTATAATCCTGATGTTTTCTTCCAACGATGATGATCTTGAATTTTTTTCAAGGCGCACGTTTGCTAAATCACCGTTGACCCATCGATCTAATTCCAACCTACTCTTGTTAAGATTCCATTTCATGAAGAGTATTTGTTCTTCTATGTCTTGGTAGTTTTTAAGCCATTGAAATCTCACAAACGCCACCCCTTTATGGTAAAATAGTCTTGTCATAGGTCACTTACCCAAAGGTAGTGGCTTTTTTATTTTCCTTCTCTATCGTCCATCTTCTTTCCAACAATGACTGCAACGACCATTATCATTACGAATCCTGTGAACACTAAAACTGCAACTGTCATAATCATCCCCCACTTTCCATCGCATCTCGCACCAGCGGATCATTGATAATAATCTTGTACTTCATCTGCTCATGCTGCAGTTGTTCTTGTAACTGCTCAATCTGCTTCTGTTGGTCCACTATTGTATAGGATAGCCAACTTAGACCTGCGATTGTCAGCAGTATTGATACAATAGCTAGTACTGTATAGTGATTAATTTTCATTGGCTTTCAACTCCCAAAATGGTGCCAATTTATATAGTTTTCCGACTTCTCTATTCAGCGAACGAACCATACTTTCTAGTACAGTCGCCCTTGTTCCGATCGTGACATTTCGCTTTTTGGCTTTTTTAACGCTTGTTATGCCGATGTTGTGGCTGAGTTCATCAAAAATCAAAATGCCCTCATAATAGTATTTCCAACCTAAATCGTGATTGGCTTGGATCACTTCCCATAGTTCGTTAGTTACCACGAGATAGTTATAATCACCGATAAACGTTTGACTTGCCCTTGATTTCAAATCAGCTAGCGTGACTTTGATCTCATAACAGCGAATCGTGTTATCTGTTGAATACGTGATATAGTCCACTCGCTCTTTGCCGTACCAACCGATAGTGACTTCAAAACATCCGAAAACACCCATTTTATTTGTATAGTTCCATAAGCATTTCTCTGCTTGTCTGGTCAAATCTGTCTTCAATTGATCACTCCTTCAGTTTGCTATCGCTGACGATTGCGGAAATAATTGTGTTGCCACATCCTCTCTTTACCATAGTTAAATTTTTAATGGTCTACTTTTAACATTGAATGATATACTAAAAAAAAGGAGTGATTTAAATGTGGCTTTTCAGTTTAGTTTGGTACATTTTCATTGGTTTTTGTTTATATTGGGTCATTAGACTTGCTGTAAAACACGGTATTAATGATTCAAAAAATTAAATTCTCATTTTTTACTACTCTTCCCTTAGAGTAGTTTTTTTATTTCGTCGGATAGCTGACTAACCAAATAATGACAGCTGACCGTTTGGCTCAAAATTGCACCAAAGTGTTTCTAGCCTACTTTGACCGGCTTCTGCATTCGCTTGAAATTGTACTTTGTACCATGAACTTAATATGTCATCGTACATTTCACATTGATACCCGCTTAATATCGCTTTGCATTTAAAATCAGATGAAAGGAAATCCAACAGCTGTTCATGTTGTTTATCTTCAAACTCCGTTTGATAAAGCCTGCCTTTTCTGGTCGCCATCACATACGGTGGATCGATATAGGCAAATACAGTTTTGCGATTGTATCTTTGAAGTAATTCAATTGCATCTTGATTTTCTATTTGCACTTGTTTAAGCCGTTCTGCGACTTCAAGTATCCGCCCTGGTATTTCATTCCATTCATGAATCTTGCCGCCTATCTTGTCGATATTACTTCTCCATCCAGTTTTATGTTTCTGTATCCCACCAATAGATTGCCAGCTTTGGATTAAAAATGTCCTGGCATCTTCTATACTATCGCCCACAATCTGTCCGCTCAACTGGTGCTCCAATCTGCTATGAGGTGTTAAATAGACAGCCTTTGCTAACTCCTTAGGATTATCTCTGCACACTTTAAAAAAATTATAAACACGTTGGTCCAAGTCATTTATTGTCTCTACTACGGACAGCGATTTGTTAAATAAGACAGCTCCACTGCCGAAAAAGGGTTCCACATAAGTCGTATGCTCTGGAATCATATCGACAATTAAGTCCGCCATGCGCCATTTACTTCCGGGATAATTTAATATTCTTTTCACCTCATACGAGCCTCCTTGCTATATCGTGTATCACTGGCACAGTAACTGAGTTGCCTGCTTGCTTATATAGTTGGCTATCGGAATTAACTTCTTTTGCACGATCGAATGCCCAATCTGGGAATCCTTGCAGCCGCCAACATTCTCTAGGTGTTAGTTTTCGAATCTGAAATTCTTCTGTAACTACAGCTTGCTTTTTTCCTGTTAGTAAAGTATTGGCAATACCCTTACCAACTCGCCCCCGTCTTGTTTCAGAATTTGGATGGCTGATATTGATTGAATCTCCTGGCAGGGCTTGTGCGTAACCTTGTGCAGTTGCTTCTTTTATTAAAATTGCGGCATCATGGTTCTGCGACTTAAGTGATCTGCTTAGTCCAGGCAGCACACCACGACTAAACCTTTCGGAATCATTCGTATAAAGACCTCCGACAACCATGACACCATGACGATCCTGAGCCGTTAGCGTGAACATTTCTTCACCGTCTTCTTTGAATCGTCTGCCATTCTGCCGTTTTTCAGTACGATCAGGCGTTAATACTGGGATAGCTATCTGCTTAGGTCCTTTATAGTCTGTGGCTGTCAAAGCACCCACTAAGCCCTTAGAGCTATAAACCACTTCTCTTTGTCCCAGCGAAGATTGATATTTTCTTTTTGTTGACCCTACAATATTTATTCTTCCAGATTCTTTATCAATGCCTCCACTTTCTCTTTCGAAAGGAAATACTTGCTCGGTACGTTCTCCTCTAAGATGTCCGACAACGAAAACTCGCTCCCTGTTTTGCGGAACGTAGTCTTTAGAGTTATGCACTTCCCATTCCGCATCATACCCGAGTTCATCCAAGGCTCGGAGGATCGTCTCGAACGTAGCCCCTCCTTCGTGATTGAGGAGTCCTTTGACGTTCTCAAGGAATAAATAGCGTGGTCTGAGAATAGATGCGAACCTTGCAATCTCAAAGAAGAGAGTTCCTCTAGTATCCCCGAAACCTTGCCGCTTTCCAGCGATGCTAAAAGCCTGACACGGAAATCCTCCACAGATAATGTCGATATCTCCGATTCCTCGAATAAACTCATCTGAAACTGATGTGATGTCATGCATCTCCACCTCTCCTTCTGTATTATGAATAGCTTTGTAACTTGTTCGAGCAAACTTATCTATTTCACAAAAGCCGACACATTCATGACCGGCTTGTTCCATTCCAAGACGGAAACCGCCGATACCTGCGAACAGATCTAAAAATTTCATTTTCCGTCTCCTTTCTAGTTGGTTATTTTGGTGGATAACTAACTCTCAACCTTTTCAAAAAGTATCGAATAATCATCGATCTTTAAAGATTTGGCAATCTCTGCAACTGTCCGTAATTGAATGCCTGCTCTTTTCTTTCTTGCATTTTCATGAGTTTCTCTTAGAGTTAGATTTTTATTTTTCAAGTGCCAATCAACGTTTGTCCAAAACACTTCGAGAATATCCATTTCCCCACTCCTTCGTTTCTTTACGAACAGCAGTACCATCTTTATTGCAGACCGGACAGTTACTTGCTACTGCCCGGCCAAACATATCTTTTCCCCAAATAATCCTTTCGTCTTTACATCGATTGCATTTCATAGGATCACCTACTTAATCTGGTTACTTTCCAATAAGTGAAGGTACAATAATCCAACATCGATCAATTTCTCATTTATGATTTGAGCAACTTCGCTAGGCTTAAACCCTTTGCCGAAGAGATCTTTTGCTTGGTTAATCACGCCAACGCTCCAATAGAATTTTGAATCTTCCAGAATAATTATTTTGCCGTCACTCTTCTCCATCCGAATCACCTGATAATTCTTTGAAGATCACTTCATCTTTTTTCTTGCTCCAAGTATCAGCGAATGGTGCGAAGTACTGACGAGAGATTTCAATCTGATCAATCAATGCATCTTCAGACATTTCATAAACAGCTGCAACTTCAGAGAGTTTTTCTCCGTCTTCAATTTGAATTAAAACGTCACGAGGATTGATAGTGATGCTGTCTGGTAACGGTAACAAGGTAGCGGTTTTGATGAATTCATCAATAGTATCTTTGGAAACTTGAATCTCAACCATTTCAATTTCTTCAACACCATCACCAACATCTAAAGATGTTTGTTCTTCCTTCAAGACTTCAATTGTTCCATCGCTATTTACTGCATAATTGACGTTCGGACGTTTAGTCTGTTTATTGATAGGAAGCGTGTAGCCGACTGTTTCAGGTTGGATCGTAACTGATACCGTCTTGCCTAAAAAGTCGCTCAAATCGTCATAGCGGCCTTTCAGCGATCCGTTGTTTACCACTAGTAGCACTTCTACGTTTCCGTTAGATTTTGATGTAGCCTTTTTTACCTCTGGTCGAAAGTTTACTTGTTTAGTCATTTTTGTTTTCCTCCAATTTTTTTATAAAAGATTTTTTCTTGATCGAATTGCAACTAGCTTTGATTGTTTCTTACTGCTGCGTTCGTTTGCCGGTCGTGTTTGCCACATCTGTTCTAGCTTCCGAGCAAGTGTTATTGCTTTCGATTCTGTACAGGTTTGGTTGATTTGATATTTCACATCGCCATTTACGTCCAGAAATTGAACATTCCATTCTTTAGACTTCTCCATTACTTGGTTCCCTCCAATTTTCTCTTGCGCCGATCACTTGCTCTTTTGCGCTGCTGACGAGCTGATTCAAAGCAACTCATTTCCTCAAATCTATTTGTTTTAGAATTGAACTTTGCGAATGTCACTGGGAACCCGTATCGGTTTGCAAACATCTTCATTTTCAACATCGAGATTGCATCTTGATACCCTTTGACATCAACTACCTTAACAAGCTTGCCTTCTTCATAAATGACGAAATCCGCTCGATAATGTATTGGTGCTACCTTCAAACCATCACTATAAAATCCCTCTTGCAAGATCATATTTTTTTGCATTTCGCAAAAATTATCTGATATTGGTAGAAAGCTCATCCCTTTTTGTTTCAAGATTTTGTAGTATCTGGCTTCGGCTTTTGAATCAAAGAGAATGCCATCTACTTCATGTTTAGTATTTCCGTACTTACTTCTAGTTTTTGTAACCAATAGCTACACCGCCCTTAATCGTTTATCTGCTGTATTTACGAACTTAAATGCGAATCCTTTTGAATTTTTGAATAATCGAGATACTATTCTTTCTCCATATGCGTTCTTCATTTCTTTTCCAGTCAAATTTGTAGTTAAAATGATCGCCTGATTTTGACGAGCTTCTAAAATCGAGTTCAATGTGTCATTATTGAAATTCGTACTACTGCTATAGGTAGTTCCTCCTAGTTCAGACCCCAAATCATCGATCACCACAAGATCGGCTGTTTTAATGTCTTTCATAAGTGAACCTTGAATTTCCTTTCTCAATTGCTCGTCATTGAATGAATACTTGATTTGCTCCAACAATTCACGATAGCTAATAAACAGACATTTTTTGTCGTAATCTGACCGCTTAATAATTTCCCAAGTAGCAGCCATGGCTAGATGACTTTTACCACTACCTGACTTTCCATTCAAAGCAAGGTGTTTGGGTTCACCACTCAGTACAGCCTCTACAAAACTTTTCGTGATATTAACAGCAGTCTCTGTTTCAACATCAATAATTTTGTAGTTATCAAAAGAACAGTCAAACAAAGATTTGTCGGTAATCACTGACCCAAATTTAAAAAAATTGAGTGTTTTGTTTTTTAGGCTTTCGTTGTAGATGCGTTCCGTTTGAATATCTTCTTTGCGTTTAAGATCATAAAAACCACATTTCATACATGTAGGCGCACATCGTTCCGAACCATCTTTATTTTTTGCACGATAGCCATACAAGTTACCGCCGCACTCTGGACATTCGCCCCTTACAATGAGTACTTTTTCTATCAGAATCTGCATACCTTTGGCTATGCTTTCCATTTTTCACCTCAATCTATATAGGCAGATCATCATACTCATCTGAACCTGTATTTTGTAGTTTGTTAGTTCCGCTTGTTGTTCTAGGATTGTCCTTTTGAGCTTTCATTTTGTCAAAATGCTTTCTTAGACTTGAAGGTGACAAAACAACAGTGCTCCAAAATTCATGTTGAGAAGCCCACACAATCATTTCTTGAACTTCTTTTCCTGATCGTTTGTCTGATTCGATTGTTAAACGAATTGTATTCGCCCAATCATCAAGGTTCGGTTCTTTGATGTCTTGGTTCTTTCTGATTAATTTGAAAAGAGTTTTTGCAAGAATTTTATTAGGGTCGTCGTCTTCGTAGACACGCTTTTTGCGTGTGTTACGAGGACTATTATTATTCTTTTCATTCTTCTCATTCTTTTCATTCTTGTTTATGTTCAGTTCGTTGTCCTTCTGATGTTCAGACCGTTGTTCAGTTTGATGTTTTTTTTCTTCTGAAAAACCTTGATAAACGTTGTAGTTATTGATTTTGTACGTTGTCCCAGTTTGCCTTGATTTTTTTAAAGAAATCATGTCGTCATTAACGAGTAAATTTAGAAACTTTCTAACGGTATTTCTACTTACTCCCCAGCGCTCTGATAGTTTTTGTTCAGATGTCACACGTTCCCCTATGCCAACAGTTCTTATTGAATCGTTAAAAAGAATTTTCCTCTCTTTGTGGTTAGCCATTAGAATCAAATCAAGCCACCACTTTAAATAGTGGGGATTATCCCATATCCAATTATCAGTAATTGTTCGGTGAAGCTTGACCCATCCTTCTGCCATTTAAATCACCACCTTACAAGTCGTTCATACTTGTAAATCCGGTTATTCGTTGATTTGCCCGGCAATACTCACAAGTTCCACAAGCTTCTGGTTTTTCTTCACCCATTTTTATCCGTTGAATACGATCAATGTTGTCTCTTAAGTTGATTAACTCGAATGACATTTTGTCCTCGTCTAAGTTGATCAACTTCGCTTCGCTTGGTGTCTGCTTAGAAACTGCAGCGATTATAGGAACGAAATCTTTTCCGTATTGTTGTTTGAGTAATTCGCAATAAACAGCCATCTGCAAGACGTACCCAAAATTCTCAATGAAGGTGCAGCGTTGACCGTAAACCTCGTTCCATTTTCTTTCATGAATATCTTTACTTGTTTTGATATCTACGAAATAGTCATCTTCGAGATTTAAACAATCAATTTTCCCCTTCCACTCGACACCAAATAGTTCCCCAGTTACGATCACTTCTTTTTCACCTTGGTATAAATTCAGAAACGCATCTTCGACAATCAATCGGTCGATCATCTGATCAGCGATCTTGAAATCTTTCAAAAGTCCATAAGGTTTTTTAGAAGAAAACATCCTGTTTTTATTTTCTTCCTTGAATTTTTCATGAACCGTTAGATCCTCAAAATAAGAATGGACGTAGTTTCCAACTAGTAAGGCGATTGGATCAGATGACGGTTGCCAGTCACCTTTTAGTTTGGCTAAAGCAGCCGCAGGACATTTAAGGAAATTTTTGTATTGAGATACCGACATGTATTGCCAGTCCGCTTCATTGCTGTAGTAATTATCATCAGATAGTTTGATCTTAGAACGGGTAATCTTCTTCTGGGAGGATTCCTTCATCTTTGACACCTTCCTCTCTGTCAAAGTTAGGAATGATACCAAGATCACCTTGAACAGGTTCTGCTTCTTCGACTGATTTTTCTAACGATTCCAAATCAACTGGTTGCTCGTCCGCCTCCTGCTCAAAAGCTTTTTTAGGCTTCATCAAATTTTCGACTGCATGCTCTTCTTCTACTGGTTCTGCTTGCTTAATGCCCATTTTCTGTTGTAATTTATTTTCGATTGCTTGAACCTTTACTGGTTCTGCAGGTTTAATTTGTCGATCATCAAATTCATTTTCAAGTGTATCTTTTGCAGCTTGAACGAATAAATCATTGTCATTGCTCGTGTTGATTAAAGCTTTAGCTGCTCGGTTGATTACCGTACGCTTTGCCATTTCTTCTGGAAATTCTTTTTGAGGTCCAGATCCCTTCATTTTTGACTTAGCCCAACTTTGATCAATTTGCTTCTTGGTCATGACTGTTGTAGTCTCTTTGCCATTGGCAAGCTTGATCACTACATAAGCAGCAACAATTTCGTTATCTAGATTTTCAAAACTGGTATCGTGTTTGGTGACTACCATATTCGGCCCATCCATCCCCACTTGAAAATCATCGCCTTTTCGAACAACTACAGGGGTAATGTCAGCTCCACCTGTTACACGATCTAGAACTGCCATGGTGCCAAAATATGAACGCATAAGCTGTACTTTGTTTCCATACTTGATGAAGTAGCATTGTTTCTTCGCAGGCGATAATCCTTGGATAACCATGTCCAACAAGGCATTGGAAATTGATGTCTTCGTTTCTTGGTTGTTAGCAGCCGCTTGAAGCAAGTTACCTGCTGTGTTATTTGTAAGTTCAAAGAAAGCACTCTTCAATGCATTCTGTGGGCTGTAATTTGGTGGCATTTCTAACCCTTGATCTTTTAACCGATCTAGATTGCCAATTACTTGCTCATCTAATGAACGTTGGGTTGTTTGAGTTAAATCATTTGCCATTTTTAAATTCCTCCAATATTTATTTTTCTGTAGTTTTCGTTTACGTAGTCGATGATCTGATCTTCATGAACTAATCCCAACTCAGTTGTGTAGACGGTGTCGCCTTTGTATAGTGGATCGCCTTTCCAATCAACGGCGATTTGATTTGTTTCAGTTTCAGGCTGTTGACGAGCACCTAATGAATCAAAAACATTCATATAATCACCTCTTAAAATTCCCAAAACAATTTGTAACGTCCGTCTTGTTCTACCAGATTGTCCACTCCTTCGTTCTGAAGTTGAGACAAGAACCCTGGCGTTAATCCTTTACTAGCGATTGTGATGCTTGTGCGCCCTTGGCTGGCAGCAGTCATGATGTTATCAATTACTCGCTCTTGAGCGTTCCCAAGCATTGCTGTATAGATGTCATCGTTAAGTCCTGTAATAGTAATCATTTGAAAATTTCTCCTCTCGTGCTACAATGTAGCCAGATATGTTTTGTATGCGACTCTTTGCTTGCCGGCGGAGTCGCTATTTTTTTGTGTATACTTTCTTGACTTCCTTGAGACGTCTGCCACATTTCGTGCAGTAGGGACCTTTCCACGGCTCACATTTTTTCAATACTGTAGCATTGATAAGCGTTGTTCTATTGCAGCTCTTGCATTGGAACTGATGAAGCTTTTCTTCTATTAGCATTTTGTACTCCCCTCCTTAGCCGTCTTCTATAAGCAATCTCGTCATATTTTATTAGCCACCACATGATTGACACTGGTAATGCTACGACCGCCCAATCTGGCAGCTGTTGATAGTTACCGAACCAAACGCCCAAGAAAAATATAGTGATGATGAATGCTGATCTTCGTAAACCTTTCATAAAATCACCTCAATTCTATTTGCCGATTAAGCCGATTCTGATAAATCAACTCTTGGTAACTCCTTAATTCCCGAATCGATAAATCTCGTTGTGTTTCAGTCAGTGGTACTTTCCGATCATTAAGTTGATCGTGAATGATTCTCATCTTTTCTTTGATGAGACCGTGGATCATAAGTTCTTGTTTCAAGGTGTAGATCATACAATCACTTCCCGATCCCGATTTTGTGTTCTTCCATGAAAGCATCGATATCTCGAACATCATATTTGGGGTTACTCTCATCATCAAATACGATTTGTTTCAGTCCTCGCTTAATCCATGCATTCATAGTCTTTGGACTTGTCCCAGCGTAGATACAAGCCTCACGCTGATTCAGGTAGCGCTTAGGAACGTACTTTTTCAAAATAAGTTGAATGGTTTTTTCATCAATTTCAGGCATAATCTACCTCCTATCTCAAAGTTCATACATCGCTATAATCGAATCGATAATCTTGTTAGCTTCGGCGGATGTTCTCTTGCCATTTAAAATTAAAGACAGGTAGCTCTTATCGATTCCAAATCTGTCTGCAAGCATCTTGTATGTTAGGAAATTTGAATTTTCAACATACGTTCTGATTTTTTCTCTATCTTTTTGTGTAATTTCCGCAATGTCAGCCATTTTAAAACTCCTTTCCCATAAACTTGTAAACAAATTTAACAACAATGTATTAAACTTAGTTGACTATTTTAACACGTAGTGTTAAAATCTAAACATAGTTAAATAAGACTATAAAACATTGAATTAAAAGCTTTCTTGGCGGTTGGCATTTTAGTATCAATAGTGTTTTTGTTGTCTTTTTAGTTGTTAAACTTGTTTACAAGAATGATATTAACACTATTTGTTAATTTAATCAACTATTTTTAACAAATAATGTTAAATATTTTTTCTTGAACGAAAGGAATATTGATATGACAACGTTTGAGAGAATAAAAGAATTAGCAAAGAAACAAGGAAAATCATTAAACAAAGTTGAAGAAGAATTAGGTTACGGAAAAAATGTGCTCTATAGGTTAAAAAACTCCAACCCCTCTGCGGAACGCTTACAGGAAATTGCAGATTACTTCGATGTAACTGTCGATTATCTTTTAGGTCGTGAAGAGAAACCGAACTTGGCTGAAAAATATGGTATTTTTGCATTCGATGGTGAACCTGTGACAGATGAAGAGGTTGAATTTTTAAAATCTGTTTTGGCTGCGAAGCGTGCTGCTGAAAAAAAGTAAAGTGATGTGATGTTTGTGTTTGAGGTCAATCGGCATTTACTAAAGCTAGTAAATGATATGGGTTTGGATTTATATTTTGTGGAAATGAACCGAAGTGGTATTTATTATGCAAAGGAAAAAGCTATTTTTTTAAGCGATAAACTACTTGAGAGTAATTCTGATTTTGAGGTATCTCATGAGTTAGGTCATTGTATTAAAAAGCATGAAGAACTTTCTGCTTATTATAATGCAACAGATTACAGTAGGCGAAAGTTAGAATTTGAAGCTAATCGGATAGCCATAGAAATACTTTTGTTTATCTGGTCAAACGAATATGATCTAGAAAGAGAGCAACTAAATGCAGTAAAGTTTATGGAGTATTACAACATACCGTGGAATCTCGAAAGTTGCGTTCGAGAAAGCATGCTAAACTATGGATAAAAAAATACCCCTACCGAAGTTACAGCTTCGATAAGGGAAACTCATTTCTTAGAGATTACAAAATTATTATATCAGAGAAATGAGGAAAGAAAATGAAAAAAGTAATCTTTGGGGTTTTGTTTAGTGCATTGTTACTTTCCGGGTGTAGTGGACAGAATGGTCAAGCAGGAGCATCAAACGATTCAGATTTACAGGATACAGTGGATAGTTTAACAACCGAGAATTCAAAATTGAAATCAGAAAACAGTGAGCTATCTGAACGAATAGCAAATTTTGAGAATTTATTTGAAGGCACATCTGCTACCCAAGAAGATGGCAGCTCATCATCATCGACGAGTTCATTTAAATATGGAGAATCTGCTGACTTTACAACTAATGAAAGGATTACTGTTACGGAAGTAAAAGCAGACGATTCAGTATCTTTAAACGATCCTAAAGAAGGTGAGCATCCTGTTGTTGTGACAGCAATAGTAGAAAATACATCGAACGAACCAATAGACTTTAATGCGCAAACATTCGATCTGTACGATGGAAACTCAGAATTAGCGACTTTCGATGCTTCCACATATTCAAACAATATCCCTAATTCTATTGCAGGTGGTAAAAAAGCAACAGTGGTTATGCACTTTTCTTCCAAAGGGAATGCACCATATTCCGTTACTTATGGTCCTGCTACATGGGATGAATAAATAAAAAACACGCCCCTCTTTCTTGGCAGTCAGGGGGCGTGCAAACAAAAATAACCAATAGGTTACGCCTATTGTAACAAATTCTAGGAGTTGAAGCAATTGGCTAGGAAAGAGCAAGATATCCGAATAAAAGAGTACATCAAAAAAAATGGCGAAAAAGCTTATATGTTTAAACTGTACCTAGGGACAGACCCAGATACAGGAAAGCCAATTCGCACAACAAGGCGTGGTTTTAAGACAACAAGAGAAGCTCGTTTAGCAATAGCTGATTTAGAAGTAAATGGTATGCAAAAACAAGAGGTTGCTGAGGAACCAGAGATTCAAACGTATGAAGAAATATATGACTTGTGGTATGAGGAATACAAATCAACAGTTAAAGCCTCAACTCTTTTAAAGACCGAACGTGTTTTTAAGAATCATATACTTCCTGCCTTTGGAGAAAGAAATATTCTAGAAATAAAGCCTATGGATGTACAAACCCAAATGAACATTTGGCATAAAAAATTGGTACGAGCAAGCATGGTCATGAATTATGCTGGTCTAGTTTTTGATTACGCCATTCGTATGCAGCTGATCAACATGAATCCAACTAAGGTAATAAAGAAACCTGTTAGAAAAAAAGAAGTAACCGAGGATAAGGATTTAAACTTCTACGATAAAGAAGAGTTAAAACAATTTATGTATGCTTTAGAAAGTGATAGCAATTTTAGAGCATATGCATACTTTCGTCTCTTGGCTTTCACCGGAATACGCAAAGGTGAATCACTAGCGCTAAAATGGACTGACATTGATTTCAAAAATCAAACACTCAACATTAATAAAGCTGTATCAAGAAGCGCTAGCGGACTTTATATTCAAACTCCAAAAACTCCTTCTTCTATTCGAAGGATTTCATTAGATGACAAAACGATCGCTATATTAAAAGAGTTCAGAAAGGAATCTCCGGATGGTTTAATCTTTCAAAGTGAAGACGGTGGAATTCTTTCACCAGCAAAACCTAGAAAATGGTACTTAGTTACAATGAAAAAATTACCCGAAGATTTTAAACAGATCTCAGTACATGGTTTTCGTCACACCCACGCTTCTCTCCTATTTGAAGCCGGGGCATCTATCAAAGATGTTCAATCGAGATTAGGTCATTCAGATATTCAAACAACAATGGATGTGTACACTCACGTTTCAAAAACTGCAAAAGAACAGCTAGCAAATAGATTCAATACTTATGTGGATTTTTAATATTGGTAGTCAATTTGGTAGTCAAAAACTTGAAAACATTATATTATCAACATTTTATCGACTCCCGCCATCTCCATTTTTGTGTTCTACACGCTTTTAGAAAAGATAAGAATTGTTGTTAAATCAACGTTCTTACTTTTCTTTTTTTTTGAAATCAAAAATAGGAAATAAAGTGTTTATTTTTCTAAAAAAATACTATGCACTATACGCATTTCTGATAAAATTAATCAAAAAGAAAAGAGGTCTTTTATGGAAAAAATCGCTTCTACCGACGACTTAAACAAATTGAAAAACAACCATATAATCTTTCAGCAAGGAAATATACAGATAACTAATTCCATCATATCTTTTTTGGGTACTAACAACATTTTGGTGGTTGAAAAAGATGCAAACATAATAAATGCACGAATAAGTTTTAAAGGAAACAATTCAATTATTTTTATAAAAAAAACGAAAAATAATCGGATTAATATGACTATTGATATATATAACGATTCCTTTTTCTTCATGGACAAAGGTTGCTCTATTAATATGAATATTAAAATTATAATATCTGAAAACAAAAATATAGTTATTGGTAAAGATTGTATGTTTTCTCAAGAATGTTGGATAAGAAATTCCGATGGTCATTTAATATATGATATTGAATCATGCAAAAGAGTAAACATCAGCAGGGATATTATTATTGGGGATCACGTTTGGGTTGGTCAAAATGTAAGTATTATTAAAAGTCCTTTTATAGGATCGGGATCTATTTTAGGAATGGGGAGTGTAGTGAAATCTCGAGTGCAAAGTAACTCTATTTACGCCGGTAATCCAAGTATACTTCAAAGAGAAGATATTTTTTGGGATCGTACCTCTGCTCAACCATTTAGTGATTCTGAAACTACCAATTCATTGAAATACAAAAAAAGTAATTCAGACTATATATTTAAAGGAGTTGATAATTCTAGTTATTGGCAAACTAATATAAATGAAATTGCTTCAATCAATGAATCTCTAACAAAAGTAAAAGCTATTTCCAGTATATCTGATTTAGATAGTCTAATAATTCATTTCCCCAAAATAAAACAAAATTAA